GGCACGTTGGCGCGCACCAGCATCAGGCTGCCGTAGTCGCCGGGGCCGGTTTCGAACAGGTGGCGGCGCAGATCCGTGGCCGACAAGGTCTCGGTGTGGCCGACATCGATCAGCCGCCACTGCGGGAATTCCTCGAGGTAGTAGCTGCTGGCGTCCTTGCGCTGGCCGATCAAGCCGATGCGCGCGTCCGCCGGGCCGCCGTCGGCGCGGATCGCCTCGGCGACGGTGCGGCGGCGGTCCTCCTCGCTGGCCTCGGCGTCGAAATCCTCGGCGTCGAGCGTCCAGGCGAGGAAGGGCAGCAGCGCCGCCGGACAGCGCATCGCATCCCAAAGCTCGGCAATCGGCGCGGGCGTGGCCAGCGTCGCGGTGTCGGCAAGCGCGGCCTCGGCCGGGCCATGCCAGGGGGGCAGCAGCGCGCGGGTCATGACGGCGGGCTCGGCGGCATCCACAGGATGACGCTGGTGGAAATGGCGCGGGCGAATTCATCGGCCTCGGGTTCGATGTCGGCGGCGGGCTCGGCCAGCAGCACCTCCTCGACGCCCTCGACATGCAGGGCAGCGATCAGCCCGGTCAGGGTGATGCGCAAACCCAGCTGGCGGCGGCGATCGAGATGGGCGTCGAGTGCAGCCCGCGCCGCTTCGAGCACGACCGAGGTCGCGGCCCCGGCCTCGACCACCAGCGCGGCCTCGACCTCGAAATCGACCGGCGTGGCGGCGATGACCGAGACCGTGTCGGTCAGCACCCGGACATCCTCGGCGGTGACCGCCTGGATGACGGCGGTCAGCAGCGGCGTATCGGGCACGCCGTCATTGTCTTCGGCCAGCACGACGAGGCGCACCGCGCCGGGGTCCGGGCTGTCGACCCGCACATCGCGCACGCGCGGATCGGCGCTGATCGCGTGATAGCGGTAGGCCCCGGCAGGTCCGGCGCTGGAATAGGCCTGCAACGCCAGCCGGGTGCGCTCGCGCAGGCGGGCGTCGGTTTCGGTGGCGGTGCGGGTGACCCCGAACAGGGCCGCCAGCACCTCGAGATCGCCGCCGGTGGCAAAGGGCAGCATGACGGCGCGGGCGGCATCGTTGACGCGGGCGCGGTCGTGCATCTTGGACCAGGCGATGACCTGCAAGACCTTGGTGGCGGGTTCGCTTTCCAGCGCCAGCGCTGCGGCCAATTCGGGGGCGGCGGCAATGACCTGGGCGCGCAGGGCCTCGAAGATCGCCTCGAAGTCGAGGGGCTCGATCACCTCGGGCGCGGGCAGCAGCGACAGATCGACCGGGGCAAAGCGCGTCACGGCGTCACCTCGATCCGACCGGCGGCGCCATCGGTGCGATCAAAGCTCAGGGCAAAGCCGAGGCCACCCTCGGCGCGGGCCTCGGTGATCTGCACCCGGCGCAGGGTGATGCGCGGCTCCCAGGTGTCCAGCGCCTCGGCGACGGCGGCGAACAGATCCACCATCGTCTCGCCGTTGATCGGCGCGTCGATCAGCGCGGGCAGGTCCGAGCCATAGTTGCGGCGCATCACGCGGCTGCCGCGCGGGGTGAACAGGATGTCGGCGATCGACTGCGCGAGATGCGCGTCATCGGCGAGCGGGGCGGCGGTGGCGCGGTCGAGGCCGATCATGGCGCGACCTTGCGGCGACGGCGCGGGGCCGGTTTGGCCGGCTGCGGCGCCGGTTCGGGCGGCAGCGGATCGACAGGCTCGAAACGCGCCTCGGTCGGGGACAGCATCACGGTCTCGCCGCGCGTCACGCGGTGACCGGCGACCCAGCCATCGGCGCGGGCGACGTAGGGCAGGCGCGGGTTCATTGGGGGGCTCCGGTCAGCGAGGGGCCAGCCGTCACGCCGTCATGGACATGGGTCACCAGGCTGATCCCCGAGGCGGTGACATCGCCGGTGACGGTGATATTGCCTTCGACGGTCAGGTTGCCGACGATGCTCAGGGTGCCGCCGCCCAGATCGATGGTCGGCGTCGTGGCATCGGGGGCAACAGCGCCGCCCGATTGCGGCACCGAGCCCTGGACAAAGGCGCGGGCCATGTCGCCGCCGGGGGCAAAGACCACGACCTGCTCGCCGGGGCTGGGCATCCAGTGCATCCGGATCGCGCCCGAGGCCAGTTGCGCCACCGGGATCGCATGGGTCGCGAGATCGCCGATCTGCACGCGCACGCGCATCGTCGCGGTGTCGATCGACACGATGCGACCGAGTTGCACGGTGTTGGTGAGGCGGCGGTCGAGATCGGCAGGGGCAAAGCTCACAGCGGCTCTCCTCCGACATAAAGCTCGATCGGCAGCGCCGCGCCGTCCGGCAGGGCGTCGAACACCAGCGGCTGGCGCCAGGTGACGGCGCTCAGATGCAGGGCCATGTCGCGCGCCCCGCGCCCGACGATCACCCGCAGCTCGGGGCGCTCGGCCGGGCCAAGACCGGGCTCGGACCAGTGATTGTCGGGGATCGCGGCCAGCAGGGTCTGCGCAATCGCCAGGGCGGCAGCGTCGCGCGGCAGACCCAGCGCATCCTTGGTGACGATATAGACGGCAAGGTTGGCCACCCAGCGCCGACGCGGCCCGGCCTCGGCCCCCAGCGGCGACAGGCTGAGCAGGCTGACCCGCACCGCCGGGGCGGCGATGCCCTCGCGCTTGAGGTCGGACAGATCGAACCCGCCCGCCATCCCGGCACATTCACGCAGGGCGGGCAACAGTGCATGCAGGCGGTCGGCGATCAGGCCCGGCAGCGCGGCCAAGAGATCAGGGCGCGGGCTCATTGCACCAGCTCCTCGACGCGGTCGATCACCAGCGCCTCGACGGCCTCGCGGTCAGCGTCGCTCAGCCCCAGATAGGGCCGGGCCGGGATCGTCACCTTGCGTCCCCGCCCGGCCTTGCCGCCGAATTGGTGGATCGCGGCATAGACCGCGTTGGCCCCCACCTTGACGGTGTCGCCTTCGGTGTAGTTCTGCACGCCCAGTGTTGTTTGGCCGCTCAGCGCCCCTGACGCAAAGAGCAGCGAGTGATTTGCTTTGCGCGTTGCTGCATAGTCTGCGGACCAAGCGGGCCAGGCCGTGCCGTCTGGGCCTGCCTTCCCACTAACGATCCGTTCAATCGTAGTCTGCTGAAGCAACTCGCCAGCATTGAAGGCCAAGTCCTCAAGATCGGCCGAGGCCAGACGGCCCAGCCGGGTCTCGACGGCGGCAATGCCTTGCAGCGTCAGTTCGATCTGCGCGCCCGACATTTACAGATCCCTCAGGGTCTGGCGGGTGAACAACCGCTCTGGACCGCCGACGACGATGGGGCGCGGGCTGGTATCGACCGGGGTTTCGGGGGCCTCGGCATCCGGATCAGCCGGGAACACCAGCGCCGCCTTGCCTTCGGCCACGCGCTTGAGCCCGGCCAGCGCATCCTCGTACCGGCGACGGTGCTCGTCGGACAGGACATCCGCTGACAGCGCGAGGCGATAGACCGCGATGTCCACCGCCCACGAGATCAGCATCATCGGCACGCTCGCCAGCGGCAACGGATAACGCGCGGCCAGGTGGGTGTCGATCTCGGCCGAGGCATGGTCGAGCGCCCGCGCCACCGCCGCCGCATCGGGCAGTCCATCGCCGTCGCGGTCGGCCACGACCAGCGCGTCGTCGCCGTAGAGCGTCACGATGTCAGCTTGCGTCGCGTAGGCCATTAACGGGGCTTTCAATGGGGGTTCAAAGGGGCGCGGCGGGGCTGCCATCCCGCCGCGCCGAAGTGCCTGAGGGGGGATCAGGCGGCGGGTTTGACCTCGGCCCAGACCTCGGCGACCAAGGCCGCGGTGGCGCCCTTGGTGCCCTTGGGCAGCACCTTGCGCACCGCCTCGACCTTGGGCGTTCCGTCCTCGGTGAAGTCACCCGGTTCGAGGCCGCCAAAGCTGGCCTTGATCAGGTCGCGCAGATCGGCGGCGGTGGCAGCCTCGGCCTCGACACCGGTGGCCGGGGAAATATGCAGTGCGGGTTCGGCCGCCAGGCGCGCCAGCACGTCCGCTGGCAGGGTGTCGGCATCGACCACCCGGCCTTCGTGCGGCCAGAACATGCCCGCGCGGTGGAACCCGGCGGCTGCAACTGCGGCGATTTTCAGAAGTGCGGTCATGGGAACGTCTCCTCGTCGGTTTGTCATGGGGGGCGGCGTACCGCCCCCGCAAAGAAACCGGCGTCAAGGCTCAGGCGATCACGCGGCCCAGGGGTTCACGACCACCTTGGCCGTGTTGAAGTTCGGGTTCGAGCCACCCCCGGCGAGGAACTGCGTCTCGACGATCGCCTTTGCGGCGGCTTCGAGGCTCGGCGGCACCAGCAGGATGTTGGGCACGATGCCCAGAGGCCGCCCGCCGTCGCCCTTCAACTGGCGCATCGCGGTGCGCCCGGCCTCGAAATTGGCGGCGGTCAGCGCGGCCTTCGAGGCCCGGGCCATTTGCCAGAACCCGTACCCGGCGGCGCAGCGATAGCGGATGCCCCACTGATAGAGGTCCTTGGTGAAGACGGTATCCGACGTCGAAGGGTCGAACTTCATCTCCATCTCGGGCTTGGTGCGCTCTTGGAAGATGAAGGGCCGCAGCGCCTTGGTGGTGTCGAGCAGATACCAGGCGGGGTCGGTGCCCGCGACCATGTTGGCCACGGTCGTGGTGGCCCCGGTGCCATCGGGATTGGCGCGCACCGGGTGATCGGTGTCGAAGAAATACTGGCCGTCGTAGCAGGCGGCAGCAAAGCCCCCCTCGATCAGGGCCGAGATCAGCACATCGGGATGCTGCGCGGCTTCCTGCCCCATGCTGGCCGCGATGGGCGAATAGTGGCCGAACTGGTCGTCCTCGATCTGCGTGCGCTGGATGCCCAGCGTCGCCTCGAAGAGCTTGTTGGTGATCGTATAGCCGGACTCCTTGATGTCCTTGACCACACGGTCCCCGACCCATTCGCGCAGCCGAGGGAAGTCGCCCAGCCAGCCATAAGTGTTCGACACGGTGGTCGAGGGCACGGTGGTGGCGATCTGGGTATAGAAGGCGGTTTCGCGCATCGCGCGATGCGCATCCTGAAAGTTGGTGCGCAGGCCGGTGTTGAGGGCCTGCAGCAAGGCGGCGGTGATCAAGGCCATTCGGGTTTACTCCTGTTCGGCGGCTTTGGCGGCCGCGAATGCATCGGGCGTCATGCCCAGGTGACGGCAGACCGCCAGTTCCTCGTCGCTCAGACCGGCCTTTCCCGTCGCGGGCTGCGCCTTGGGCGCGGTGCCCCCGGCGATCACCGGACTCGCGGCGATCATCGCGCGGAACCGGTCCAGCCCGCCCTCGGCCCGACACGAGGCCAGGTGATAGTCGCGGCTGGCCGGGGCGATCTTGCCCGCGGCGGTCGCACCATCGATGGCGGCGGTGATCTCGGCCTCACGCGCGGCGGCGGCGGCGGTTTCGAGCGCGGTGAGCCGGTTGGTCGCCAACTCGTAATCGGCGCGCGGCACGAACAGCGCCGGGTCCGGGGTGGTCGCGCGGTTGAGCGCGGTCTGCTCGGCCGTGCGCAGGGCGGTGATCGCCGTCACCGCCTGGGCGGCAGTGGCGTCGGGCGCAAGGCCCAGGGCAGTCAAGACAGCGGGGTCCATCGGGGTCTCCGTGTGGTTCAGGGCGGGAAGGCGGAAATTGGGGCGGTTGGTCAGACCGACCGAGGTCAGCCGCAGCACGCGGCCATCCTTGGGGTCGAACAGGAAGGCGGGGCTGAGGAACCGATAGGACCGGCTGGCCAGTGCCTTGACCCCGTCCTCGGTCCAGTCGACCCGGGCCCAGAGCGCGCCGTCCCGGGCCTCGACCTCGGTCAGCCAGCCGACAGCCGGTGCGGGCTGTCCCGGCACCGGGGTCTCGGTCGCGTGCTCGATGTCAAAGGGCACGCCGCCCGGTTCGGCCAGCGTCTCGCGAAACGCCAGCGCCACGGCTTCGGCGTCCAGCGTCCAGGCGCGACCGTCGCGTCCGGCGATGCGCGGGCCGGGCGGGGTCAGTTGAACCCACTCGGGTGCGGGGTTGGCGGCCTCGAAATTGAGGGCCAGCGGCAGGGCGGCGAGAATGGCGCGGGCGTTTGTCATGCCCGAACAATCGCCCGCGGGCGCTGGTCAAAATAGGCACAACGGCTTGCGGCCCACGGGCGGGCCGCTGGGCGGCTTGGTGCCCGGCGTGGCCATCGCCCCGGACCAAGCCGCCGATGGTATTAAAAGGGTATTTAACGCGGCGCTGCGGGCCTATTGCGCCCCGGCCCCGCCGCCCGCCCCGTCACCGCGGGCAAATATCCGCCGCAAGGCCAGCAGAAACGGCAGATCGTCGCGCCAATCGGGGTGACGTCGGGCGCGGTCGGCCATCCAGCCCTCGGCAAGATCGCGCTCGGCGACCCGGCGCACCGGTGCCGTAGCTGCGGCCAGTCGATCCTCGAGCAGATCGATCGCCGCCTGCACCCGCTGGGCACCGGGATTGCGCTCCCAGCCGGGATCGATGCCGACCGGCACGCGGCGGGTCTCGCCGGTGCGGCTGTTGACATAATCGGCGGTGCGGACCTCGGGGCTGGCGTCGATGCCGCGGGCCTCGGCCTGCGCGCGGGTCAGTTGCTGCACCCAGCATTTGCAGCCCCAGCCGTTGGGCGGATACCAGCTCGACCAGAACGGATCGTCAACCGGCAGCACCAACCCGGCCTTGGCCTCGTGATGGGGCCGGTGGTTTTCCGAGGGGCCGAGGCGGTATTCCAGAAAAGGCAGCGCGCGGCGGCTGCGCTGGATGCGCTCCCACTGCCCGGCGGCGCGGGCCGAGCGCAGGTTGGCGTCGTAGATCACCCGCAACCGACGCGGCGAGCCCAGCTGCGCGGATATGCTGGCGCCGGTGCCGGGATCAGTGACCTGCTGGCGGCCCCACCAGCCGCGCGCCTGCAGCCGAGGGCGCAGGCGGCGCTGGAACTCGTCGAAGGGCAGGCCCTCGTCGATCGCCGATTGCAGCTCCTCGCGGATGTCGCGCAGCACATCGATCTGCGTGGCGCGGGCCACGGTAAAGGCGACGGCGTGTTCCTCAGGCTCGACATCCTCCCAACTGAACGCGGGCAGCCAGTCCTTGGCGGCGAGGTATCGGCTGGCCTCGGGCGGCGGGCCGGGGTTGAAGGAATAGGCCGGGCGGTCCTCAGACATCGCGCACGTCCCCATAGACACGGGCCTTGAACATCCCCTTCACCAGAAGGTCGATCAGCTTGGCGCTGTCGATCCCCGGCAGAGCCTCGAGCCGGGCCAGCGCGTCCTCATAGCTGGCGGCGGCGTCGATCGCGGCGATCACCGGGTCCAGCAACTCCTCCGCCACCGGCTGCCATTCGGCCAGCATCTCGCCCGCAATCTCGGCCAGCGGGTCATCGGCGGGCAAGAGCGGATCGGCGCGCAGATCGGCATCGGCCAGGCGGTTGGTTGCCAGCGGGGGTTTGGCCGGTGGCGCTTCGGGCGGCGCGGCTGCAGGCCCGCCGATCACTTCGTCGTCCTCCTCGGGGTCCGTGAAGCCGCCGATCTGGCGCAACTCGCTGGCGCGCAACCGCACCCCGGCACCGGCCATCGCCACGGCGGCGCTGATCCGGCCCTCGGTATCCTCGGGTTCGGCCACGGGGATCAGGATGCGCGGATAGTCCGCCTGCACGCCGAAGTTCAGATCCACATAGGCCCGCACGATGTCGCGGTTGATCGTGCCCCGGACCTGCCGTGCATCTGCAGCGGCGATGTCATGGCGCACGCCGTCATGCACCTTGGCCTGCGCCATCGACGCCCCGTCATCCGAGGTCATCGTCTGGCCCAGCACCGCCTTCGAGGTCTGCTCGTCGAGGAACCGCGCCAGCGTTTCGAACAGCTTGTCGCCCGTTGCACTGGCCGAGCCGCTTTCGAACTCGATCTCCATCGACTTGGGCAATACCGCCGCAGCGTCGGTGCCGATATTGGCCACTGCCTGGAACAGCTTCTCGACGTCCTCGCGCGTCGCCTCGGGGCCATAGCGGCCCAGTCGCAACGGCAGGCCATAGGTCTCGGCAAAGCTGACCCAATCCTTCAGCGCAAAGGCCTTGCACATCCAGCCAAAGGCCACCAGCCGCGCCAAGCCGCCGCGCAGGGGCAGGCCGGATTTCAGCTTGGGGACATGGAACGCGAACTTGAAGGGTGCCAGCGGCTCGCCTTGGGCAGGCGCCTCTTCGGTTAGAAGATGCGGAATGCGCAGGGTCTCGCGGTCGAACCGGATGAAGCGCGGATCGACCTGCTCGAAACTGTCCGGCCACCACTCGCGCGCCGATCGACCCCAGTTGATCTCGACCGCGGACCAGCCCTTGCCCAGCCCATCGAGCAGATCTTCGACCAGGTCGGCAAACCCCTCGTGTTCGGCAATGGCCTCGCGCACCGCATCGGCGATCCGTTGCGATTGTTCGTCCTCGCCCGCTGCCACGACCACCGGCTCGATCCCCGAGACCGCGCGTTTGCGGGTGCCCAGCACCGAGGCATAATGCGGGTCGCGCTCCTCCATCTCCTCGGCCAGCGTGACATACTCGACATGGTCGCCCTGGTCGCAGGCGCGCAGGATTGCGGCCAGCTTCAGCGGCGTCAAACCGCCCGCGGCACTTCCCGCCCAGACTTGCCGAACGCCGGTCAGGCCGGGCCGCGCGCTGCCGGTCACGCTCAGGGATTGCGTCCTGACGGGTCGTCCATAGGCATCGAGCAATGGCATCAGATCACTCCTGGCAGGGCGCGCATCCCGCGCGTGGCGCGCAGCGGGCGGTCATCATCGGCGCCGGATGCGCGCGGCACCGGGCGATAGGCATAGGGCTGGTAGGTCGTGCGGGCAGCGCCTGCCGCCAGCGCGGCAGCCCAGAAGCGGTCGGCGTGGCCGTCGCTGTCGCCGTCAGCGATCAGCCGACGCTGGCCGGTCAAACCGACTTGGCTCTTGATCGCGTGCAGATCGGCGCGCAGCGTCACGTCCCCCGCGGGGATGCGGGCCGTGCGGTCTTCAAACCTCTCCTTCAGCGCCGTCGCGAGGTCGAGCTTGGCGGCGGTGTTGAACAGCACCCCTTCGACCCTGCTCTCGCCGTGGCGGCGCTTGGCATCCTCGACCGGCTTCTCGCCCATGCCGGTCTGGTCCATCGCCGCCCGCACCACGCGGTAGCGTGTCATCACCTCGTCAAGCAGGCGATCTTGCTCGGCAAAGGTGATGCGGCGCCGGGCGATCAACTCGCGCGTCCAGAGCACATCGCCCACCAGCTCAAAAACCCAGATGACAAACAGGTCACGCCGCGCGGCGATATCGACGCCGACAAAGCACGGCCCGCCCTGGTAAAGCCCCGGCAGACCCGCCGCCGGGTGTTCGACCGGGGTGATAAGGTCATAGGGCAGCCAGGCACTGGCCTCATCGAGCCATTGCAACTCGTATTCCTGCGCCCAGGCGTCGGCATCGGCCATGCCCTTGCGCAGCATGTCGATGTCGCGCTCGAGGCCCTGCCGCACGGCCTCGTGGATGTCGATCACATGGCGTGACCACACGCTGTCCTCGGCCGTCATCAGCTCGTAGAACTTGTTGCCCTTGCCGTTCGGCGTGCTGATCACCCTCAGCTTCAGGCCGGTGCGACTGATCACCGGGAACAGCGCCGACCAGATGTCGCGGCTTTTGGCGTGGAAGGCGAACTCGTCGAGGATCACGTTGGCGCTGAAACCCCGCGCGGTGTCGGGGTTCGCGGGCAGCGCCGTGATCCGGCTGCCGTTCGGGAACGCGACCTCGAGCATCTTGTAGACCGCGTCGGGGCCTTTTTCTTGCGGGGCGCGGAACTCGCCTTCTTCGAACCGGGGTTCGCCGCCTTTGACCAGGGTGTTGTAGACCTCGTAAAACGCCTTGGTGAAGGGCTTGATGACTTCGGTCATCATCTCGGCCGCCTGGCGTTCGCCGCGCGACAGGATCACCCAGCGGGCGCGCCGATCCTCGGCCCAGGCGCGGAAGCAATCGTCGGCGCATTCGCCCCCGGTGCTGAATGTCTTGCCGGTCTGACGCGCGAACATGCCGATCTTGAACCGGCTGTCGTCGGCGATCCAGGCACGCTGGTAGGGCAAGAAGTTGATGACCGGGCGGGCCGGGTTGACGGCACTCATGGCGTCTCCGTCCGGTCCCACAGCGCCGCCGGGTCCTGGTCCAGCAGGCGGGCAAAGGCGTCGAAGGCCTCGCGGCCGGTGGTCATGTTGAAGACCAGCCCGTCCTCGGCGGCGAAGCGCAGGTAGAACAGGACCGCGGCGATGTCGTCGGCGTTGCTGGGCTTGCGGGGGGATTTCGGGCTATCGAGTGGCATGGACGATCTCCTTTCGCAGGTCACGGATCGTGTTGGCCGCGCGGCTGAGGGAATGAACTGTATCCACGCTTCCCAGGGCATCGACATCGTAAATCCGGGCCAGCAACTCGGATACGGTGGGGCCATCCGGCGGCGGGCCGCCCAGATATCCGCGGATCACCCGCGCGGCGTCGCGGCACGCAGCGGCCACCTTCTTGTCTCGCCCCCACCAGAAATTCGCCCGCGCGGCCATGTCGTTCGCCACCTGCGCCGGGGATGCCATCAGTCGACCTCGCGGAAGGTCAGCAGGTAGGGCGTGCCGCGCCAGAAGGCGATCCGGCCCTCGCGGCCCAGATGCCGCACGATCCGGTGGCGGCCGAACACCCAGGCGGCGGCGAGCGTCCACCAGCGCGCGGCCTTGAAATGCGCATTGCTGACGAAGATCAGCATGGCCGTGCCCTCGGCGTTCATGCCGGGGCCCCGGGGGTCAGATCAAGGCAGGCAGCGCGGTAGGTGATTGCCCGGCCGGTCTGGGCGGTCAGCCGCGCGGCAAGCTCGGTCAGGCGCGGCCTTTCGTCCGCCAGTGCCACCTCGCAGATCTCCACCGTCGCAAAGTGGGCACGGCTGCGCATCGGCGAGGCGACGGGCTCGGCCCCCGCCAGAAACAGCACGACGATAGCGATCATTCCTCGTCCCCCGGCAGAGTGATGCGGGCCGGGCGGAACACTGACCGGTTCACCGCCATGAAGCCCTGCTCGATCTGGGTGCGGCCTGTGGCCAGCCAGCGCTTGTCGATGTCGCTGCGCTCAGCCAGATCATCGAGCGCGCGCAGCAGCTTTTCCTCGGTGCGCTTCATTGCGGTTACGAAGGCAATCGCTTCGTCCGACTGCGGCAGATAGCCCGGCACGGGCAGGCCCTTATGCTGTGTCATGCAAACCCCATGATCTTGCGGGCCTTGGCGGCGGCCTCGGCGTCGATGTCGCCCGAGGCCACCGCGGCCTCGAGCTTGGTCGATTGGTCCTTGCGCTCTTTGTCGCGCATGGCCTGCACGATGCCTGAGCTGGACATCACGTCCTTCATCATCCGGGCCAGCAGGTGCAGGTCCTGCGGGCTGATTTCCTCGCCGGTCTTACTGACCTGCGATTGCATCACCTTGAAGGCCAGCGTGGTCAGCATCTGGAACAGCACGTTCTGGCGCTGCGCCTGATCGTCGAGGCCCATCTCGCCCAGCCATTCCTGCGCCCAGGTGCTGGCTTGTTCCTGCAGCCGCACGAACTCGCGGTATTCGGCGCCGAACTCGTGCAGCGCGGATTTCTGGACGCGCAGATCCAGCCCGGCCTCGGCCAGCCGCCAATTCAACGCCTCGGCCAGCGCCTCGTAATCGGCAAAGCCGCGGGCGCGCAGTTCCTCCTGCAGCCAGCCGCGCAATTCCTGCGGCAACAGATCGACCTTGCGGGGCGGCGGCACCGGTCAGACCCTCGGCCGGGGGCGCTGCACCTCGGGATGCGTGGCCATGCCCTGTGCCAGTTCGACGCCGCGCTGGGTCGCGGTCACGATGATGAAATCCCCCCGGTCCTCGGTGATGGCAAAGCCTTGCTCGCGCAGCCAGACGATCTCGGTCACCACCTGGTCGCGCGTCGAGGTGATGCCCACGCCCGCCAGCACGTCCTGAAGGATCGAGGCGTTCGAGGTGTATTCGCTGCAGCCCGCCAGGTGGCGCAGAATGGCCAGACGGCGGTGCTTGCGCAGGGTGTCGGAATACTCGCTCATCGCTTGCCCCCCTGGAGCAGGTGGTCCTCGTGGCGGGTCACGATGTCCTCGAGCCGCCCCATGATGGCGCGCGTCTCGCGCATCTCGCCGCGCAGCTCGGTCAGCGCCAGTTGCAGCCCGTGCAGATCGTCCTTGGCGGGCAAGGCGCGCAGCGCCTGCTCGACGCCGCTGAGCCGCGTGTCATGGCGGGCCAGCCGCGCGTCGTGATCGTCAAGGCGGGTCTTGTTGGCGCGCGATCCCGAGGCCAGAAGGCCCCAGAGCGACAGGCCGAAGTTCAGCATCAGCGACAGCGCGCCGACCCAGGCGATCAGCGGGGACAGGGTCAGGGCGTCCGTCACTGGCCGCCCCCCTGACGCGTGATGCGGACCCAGTCCTTGACCGTGTGCCCGCCCATGTAGAGTGCGGCGTAGATCCCGGTGACCGAGAGCAGCACGCCGGGGTCGATCGGCGGCAGGGCGATGCGCCAGATCGCGTTGGCGACATGGAGCAACACGACCGTCCAAAGCCACAGACCCGCCAGCAGCCACATGAAGGCCGGGCGCCAGGCCCAGCCCCACCAGGGGCCTTTCTGTTCGGCCTGCAGCAGGGCGAACTGCCCCTCCAGCGCCGCGGCATGCAGGGCGATCATCTCGGGTGCGGCCGCTTCGACCTCGCGCAGCGCGTTGATCGCGCGCGGGGCGTCGGCCTCGGCAAGGGCATCGACCTCGGCCGTGCCGACCCCGAGACGGCGGGCGACAGCGCCGACCACGTCATTGGCCAGTTGCGCGTTGCTGGCGCCAAAGCGGCGGGTGAGGATGCCGCTGATCAGCGGCACGCCGATCTGGATGGCAAGGGCAGTCAGGGCGCTGCTCATTTGAGGCTCCGAAGCAAGGCCGCGATGCGCGGCAAGGCGGGGTGAAGTTTGGCCGCGACCACGTCGCGGTAGCGCCAGGCCAGCCAGACCAGCACCATCAGGCCAAGGCCAAGCACCGCCGCATCGGCCCAGCCGATCAGCGCCACCTCGGGCAAGGGATCGGCCAGCGTGGCGGCGCCGCCAGTGGCGGTGACAGCCCCGGCGACGGTGGCACCCGCGCGGGCGTCGAGGCGGCGTTGCAGCGTGCTCAGCGTGGCGCGGCCGAGGATGCCGTCGACGGTCAAGTCATGGCGCTCCTGAAAGGCCCGCACCGCCGCAACCGCGACGCCGCGCGCATCCTCGCCGGGAGCAAAGCCCAAGGCGGCAAAGCCCTCGCGGGCGGCGGCGATCTCGGCGCGCGACAGCTCGACCGGCACCCGGGCCAGACCGCGCGGGGTCTGCACCGGCACTGGCACGCCGTAGTCGCCGTATTCGATCAGCCTGGCCTCGGCCTCGCGCCGCCGGGTCAGACCTGGCAGCACGCGCCCGCCACCCCGGTTCCAGCGCATCAGCTGCTCGCGCATCTTGGCCATGTTGCCGCTGGCCCAGGCGGGCACCCAGCTCGCGCGGTGGATCGCGCCGGTGTTGAAGTCGAAACTGACCCCGCCGTCAAAGGCTGGCTGCGCGGCCCCCGGCATGGCGCGGCCGGTGCGGCGCTCGTATTTGTCGAGGGCCAGCGCCAGCAACCGGTCGGCCTCGACCTCGGTGATCACCATGCCGGGGCCGGGATCGACGACACCCGAGGCGGCGGTCAGCCCCGCACCGACGGTCCAGACGCCCACCGGGTCACGATAGGCGCGTAAAACCACGCTTTCATGGCGCTTGAGAAACCCGATCCCGCGCTCGCTCGTCCGCATCGTTTGCCCCCGAATTGATGGGGTCAGGATGACGTGACGGGCCGCGCGACAATACGCACAACGCCTTGTGGGGGGTCAGAGCAACCGGGGCTGGCGGGGATCGGCGGGGGCGAGGCGGGGCGCGTCCCCTTTGAGCCAGGTGCGCACCGAAACATCACTGGCATGCAGTCTGCGCGCGATCTCAGGGGTGCGCAAGCCCTGCACGGCCATCACCCGCGCCAGCCAGGGCTTGGCGGTCGGCACGCGGCGGGGCAGTCGATCAGCAGCGGCTCCAAGCGCCCGCGCGGCCTCGAGCCCCAGCAGGTTGACCAGCGGCGCGCCCGGGCGGGCATTGCGCGGGATGTAAAGCTCACCGCCGCCATAGGTCAGGAAAAACAGCATCGCACCCTCGACACCGAGGATGCGCACATAGGGTTCCAGATGGGCGGGCGGTCGCGGCAGGTTGCTCATGCGGCACCCCCTTGGGGATGCCGCAGGCGCTCAATGCGGGCGCGGGACGAAATTCTGGATGGCCTCGACGGCGGGTTGCAGCCGGTCGTGGATAAGGCCGACCAACGCCGCCACATCATGCGGGCTGACACTTTCCGACAGCGGCTGCTGGGACAACATGATCCGCAATCCGCCCAAAGCGGCTTCGGCATGGGCGATGCTGTCGCGGGGATCTTCGCAGGCCATGTCAGTTGTCCCCGAACAGGTCGGGCTGCATCGCGGGCATGCCCTTGGGCAGCCGGTCGATCAGGCCCAGCGCCAGACACTCGCGGATCGCCATTGCCAACTGCGGGCCGGAATAGTTGCCCATCCGCTTGATGCCGTCGAAGCTGTGGCCCGCCGTCATTCCGGCCACCACCTGCTGACGGATGCGCTTGCGGCTGGTTTCTTCGTGCCGCAGCTTCACCAGCAGATAGCGCACCTCGGACAGCGTCGCCTGCTCGATGGCGGCAAAGGCGCGATGCACGATCACCGAGACCAGCGCCGCTGTCGGGGTCTTCAG